AAATCGGGTCATAAAATTCTTGGCTTCCGCCATTTTCAATTCCCGAATTTCTTTGGAATTCTTGGTATTGGTTGCATCACGCATGAGTTTGTCCATAATCGACTGGGCATTGCGGATCTCATCGGTGGTCAGAGGCGGTTCCTGGGTTCGGGTTTCAACCCGAGTAGGAGCGGAGCCAGAGATTTGTGCGGCGAGATCGCCCGGTGCGGGCTGGCGGCTGGAGGTTCCAACCGGCATTTGGGACGCTTTGAACTCATTAACCACCTTTGCCACAAAGAACGGGGTATGCCCTCTGGGGTTAACAATAGCTGCGGAATACTCTGCTGGCATCTGTTGCGTCCAAGCAACCAGTGCTGGGCCTTTTGCGCCACCATCTGCATAGTCCATGTAATCAGGGACCAGCTTGGTGAACACATCATCCCAAGTCTGTTGCCGAGTCGTATTCTGATGCTGGAGGAGTGCTTCCTGCCGTTGTCTTTCCTGATCTCGCAATTCTTGAAGCTCTGCCTGATGCTTGCGCTCCATGGCTTCCATTTGCTGCTTGGTAGTCATGCTCAATCGCCGGAAGCGATCCGCAACAACAGGGTCCAGGGTTTCCAGTTCCGTATCCAATTCGGGTTCGTAAGCGGAAGCCTGGGGCTTCTTGAAAAGCTCTTTCAGTTCAGCGATCTGGGTAGTAAGACTATCCAGTTGGCTCTTGGTGGTTTCCCGTTCCGTCTTCAGGTCTTGCGCCAGAACAGCACTTCGCTGCATGGCGGGGGTAAGGGCCTGACACGCTTCTCGGTACTGCTTCTGGAGTTTGGCGTATTCCTCAGCGGTCACAGTCGGACTAGGTTCAACGACAGGGGCCCGGGGAGGCGGGGCGGGGGCTGCGGGCAATTCAATGACCGTGGGAGCGGAAAAATTGGTGGGGTCAGGACTTGACCCGGTTCCAACAGGCTGGGTTTCAGTGGCACCTGGGGCATCTCCCGGCTGGCCAACCTGGGCATTGCCCTGGTTGAGACTAGCCAAGACTGCATCCAGTTCCTTCTGACGCCTTGCAGCATCGTGGTTGGGAACGCGCTTGAGGGTTGTGGGATCGTATTCAGTAGTGGGCACGGGGATCTCCTGTCAGGCTCTATTAGGTTGCTGACGTTGTATTGCTAGGGTTGATAAGGCTTAATAGGTCTTTCACTAGCGCAATGCGCCCCTGGATGATGTTGATACAAACGGGGTCACGTTCAATCTTCTCCAAATCATCGCGGTAACTTTCCCGCGCACGGATAAGCCATTCAGCTAAAATTTGCATCTGTTCGGATTGGCGCATCGCGCTGAGTTTGGTGCAAAGTTGAATGATCGGGACTTCTTCAAACCGTCTCATCGCCTTCGCCCCCTATGAGTAGTCGCGGGCTTAGAGGGGCGGGTGGGAGCGGCTTTGGTCGGAGCCGCACCTTCTTCCGGCTGTGGCAACAGGTGGGGATGCCGTTCAAGCGGATTATGTGCAGGTTCAAATGGGCGATTTCCCATCTCATGTCCGATCTGGCTGGCTTCATTGACGTTGCCAAGGTGCGCCATGTGGTCTTCTTCTGCCATGGCACCCGTGATCGCCGGGGTATTGATGTTGTAAATCTGGTTGGCGAGTTGCATGTAAGCCAGCCGTAGGGGGCTGTTCTCCGGGGCTTCCTTGACTAGTTCGATGACCGCATCCTTGAGCGGCATCTCTGCCCGCAGTTTCGGCTGGGCCTGGACACTGGCCTGGATGCCAGCATCGTAAGCGGCATTCTTCTGTGCTTCCGCAGCCTTCTTCTGCTGGATTTCCAGATATTCGGAATCGGAATAGACCAAATCCTCGTTTACCAGACCGCTATAACGCAGGTAACTGTTGAAGAAGTTGGACATCTTCAAGCGGTCTGCTTGTTCCGGCAGGTTACCGATGTTCTGGAGCAAGAGTTGCATGGCTTCAGTCAGGGATTCCCGCGCCAGCAACCCCTTCACCCCATGAGCGGTAACCCGGTATGCGCCCTGAATGGCCGGGTCTTTGGAGAACATCTGGAAGAACCGGATCTTCTTCTGAGTGCTGGGAACGATATAGTTGGCTTCAATGTTGTAAACAGCAGTCTTGAGCGTGGTCAGCGCATTGTTCCACTGGAGGTTCGCGCCACCGAAGGTCCGGTTATGGGCACCTTCGGTTGAACCATTCAGGAACTTGGGGAGGCCAGTCTGTTCATCCGCAAGCCGTTCCTCATTCTGTTGAATTTGCAGCATCTCCGCGAATTCATAAGTGGGCATGAAGAACTCGATGGGCTTCATGGTGGTGCCGATCTTGCCCCGAACACCCCAAATCTTACGGGGAGCAATCTCCAGGACAGTGGTGATGTCTGCCAATTGGTCTACATCCACCATCATCTGTGGGGCAACGCACATAGCCATGGCATCCATCAGTGCTCGTTCACACCCCTGAATGCCATCATGTTGATCGAACATCATCTCTGCAACGCCAACACCCCAGATCGAGTTGGTCGCAATGGAGTAGGGCACAAAGTAGAAGGGAAGCCGCTCATTATGCAGTTCGCTGATGGCTACCTTGATAACCTCATTGCCCATCACCCAAATCTGAGCCACCAGCCGACTATCCATCTGCTTCCTGGTGATTCCTTTAACACCATTATCAGCAAGATCCTTGCCGGTCAGATAGCCCCACCATTGAAAGCATACGAACCGGCCATTGGGTACCGTCTGCTGGGGTTGTTTGTTTAAACTATTAACCGATGTTTCCCAGAAAGTCGGTTGCCAAATCCCATTAGGATGCTTCTCTAAAAGGTCTTTGATTTTCTCTTTATCAAAGGTGGGGTCATCCATCATCCCCATGACCTGACCCTTGCCTAGCGGCATCCGCCAGATCATAAACCGAGCCATTTCAACCGTGGTTGCACCGGGGTCCGGGTAAATATCCAGAGGGCAAATGCGTTCCATCTGGGGCAGATATTCATCAAACAGCCCCATGTCGATCATCTGCTTCAGTGCCTTCTTATTGAAGGGCTTCTTCTCTACCGGAGTCCAAACAGATGAGTCTTCTTCCTCGTCCTCTGCGGGTTCTTCCGATATTTCAGAATTCTGAATGGCCAGCGGCCCCATGACAATGCCGGTGCCGAACACCACCAGATCCCACAGAACCAACAGCAACTTATCCGTCAGGCGAGTATAATCATCGCCTTTCTTGATTTTTGCGGTTAGCCTATCAGCCTTCTTCCCGGCTGCCTGGAATAGCATGTCCCGAATTTGGTCAACTGGGGTGCCCTTCTGGAGCAACCCCCACGCTGCCTTCGGGTCCATCGCTTCTGGGTCTGGGTCAATAGTGAAGCAATCCTGCCCAGGAGGGCAAACAATAGGCATCAAAAGAGCAACAGCGGTCTGTAGTTTGGGCCTAGTGGAGTTTACTGCTGCTTGGCTAGTTGTTGATTCTGAACTATCGTCCAGTAAATAATATGCACGGCTGTTAAATAGTGCCCGCAGAAAGACTTGCTGTTCCTGGAAAATGCGGGCTGAAGATGCCATTTGGAAATCGTGCATCACTCTTACTGCAAGGGTTTCACCATCCCTACCGCCACCACCATACCCCTCAACTACTGATGGGGGGGCAGACGGTTCTGATATTAATGAAAGCCCTTGGGGCATCTATAATCTCCATCCCCCAGTGTGGTGGGCATAATATGCCGTGTCAAGAGGGGGATGAGGAATTAAAGCCCTACCCTACGGTTCTTCGGTGTCCATTGGACAATTTTAGGGATTGGCTTAACAGTGGTGGTTCCTGGGACTCGCGCTTGGTCAAGGGCCATGATTGCATAACGGAGTGCGTCAATCGTATCATCGTGACGTTCTGTTACCTTCATTGCCCCATTCTTCGCCTTTACCATGCGATATGCACCCATTTGCTTAATCAATTCCCTACAAGTAGAGAATATAAACAGCCGTTTCTCTGCAATCATTTCATTAATCATATGGATGGATTCAAAGACAGATCCACCTTTAGTGATGGCATCCGCAATATCTAACCCATCTTCGCGGAACATATCAAATACGCGCTTACCATCAGTGGGTGATCTTCGATGTGAGCTAGTATCAATCTTAAATTCAATATCACCCCATGCCCTTAATGCTGCGGAGTGGACCCCTGGCAGATTCCCAGATCGCAGGTATTCTCTGTAAACATATACAGTTGGAGGTTCATTCCTATTTATATATTCCAACGCCAATGCAACCGCACTGGTCCCATGCTCAAGCCCAACATCTAGCCCACCAATCCTAGGCCAATGTG